TGGGCCGGAGATCGCGGCCCGGGTGGCGAACGCATGGAATCGCTGGGACGCTGACGCGATTATCGTGGACGACACCGGCGGCTGGGGGGCGAGCGCCATCGACGCGATGTTGCAATCTGGGCTGTCCCCGATCCCGATCAACTTCTCGGGGAAGGCATCAGACCCGCGGTATTTGAATATCCGGGCGGAGATGCATTTCCGCGGCGCGGAGTGGATCAAGCGCGGCGGGGCGCTGCCCAATATTCCGGAGCTTCAACGTGAGCTCTGTGCGCCGGTCTACTGGTTCAGGAACGGAAAATTTCAAATTGAGGAAAAATCCCAGATAAAGGCCAAGCTGAACGGGCATTCTCCGGACATGTCCGACGCCTTCTACTTGACCCATGCTGTGGACATCGCCCCTCGTCAGCGACTAGTTGCCGGCGGTGGCGTCCTGACGGACTACGGCCCGAACGACGGGCGGCACCTGGGCGAGGACGGGGGCAGCGCGCGTATGGAGACCGAGGGGCGCGGATCGAATCCGTTCCTGGAGCATTGACACGGTATCAACGTCCCAGTATTCTCCGGTTCTCTGCTCCCCCTCATACGTCATTCGTGAGGAGTGCCAAGATTCTGAGCGAGGAAAATAGCGCAAGGGGCCTCCTTCCCCGGTAGCCACTCCCTGCATGGCGCGCGAAGCAGGGCCAACAACCCCCGGCGACCTCGGGGGTTGTTGCGTAACCGGCAACAGCAAGGCAGTCGTTGCACACCATTGCCGATTGCGCAATACTCTCCGGCATGCCCGTCGACTCCCTGGTTGCAAAAAAGCTATCCGACGGGCTCGATGTCCTGCCGGTCATGCGCGCACTGTCCCGCAACCCAGGGCTTTGGGACGAAGACACCTTCCGCCAGGACCATGCGGCGAGCGCGCACAAGGCTACCCGGTCGATCTATCTCCGGATGCCTGGGGTGATCGACGAACGGGCGATGTTCTATGACCTGACCAGCGAACCGTGGCCGGCGTACGATGAGGTCCCAGAAGCGATGGTCCTGGTGAAGCATATCGCTGCCAAGGTCGGCGCGGTCGAACTCGGTCGGGTGATGATCGTCGAGCTGGCGCCTGGCGGCGAGATTGACCGCCACGTCGACGAGGGCGCGTACGCTGCCCACTTCGACCGGATCCACGTCTGCTTGAGTTCCGATGGCACCTCGGCGCTGCGCGTTGGCGCCGGACTCGACTCGGAGCCGCAGACGGTCCAGATGCTGCCGGGCGAGGCGTGGTGGTTTAACCACACCCGTCCCCATTCGGCGACGAATCCCAGCGATCGGCCGCGGGTTCACTTGATCATCGATGTCGTCTCGCCATCCCTACGCGGCATGCGCCTCGACGGCTACAGCATGCAGCCCGAAAACCTCTCGCCTGCGCTGTGGGCGGAGATGCTGCCGCTGTTCGAGCGGCACTGGCGCGAGATTGCCCACTACCAGGACATTGAGCTCGATCCTGACTTCCACTGGTACCTGAGCGCCCAGGACAATGGAATGCTCCGCGTCTACACGGTGCGCCGCCTGCCCGACTGGCAGGTCATCGGCTATGAGGTCGCGCTGGTTCAGCGCAATCCGCACTATCACGGCAGCATTCAGGCCAAGCAGGACGTGCTTTTTCTGGCCCCGGAGTACCGCAACGGCTCCGTAGGCGCCCGGCTGATCACCTTCGCTGACGACATGCTACGCGGCGAGGGGGTCCAGGTGGTCTATCACCACGTCAAGGAGTCCCATAATTTCGGCAAGATGCTCGAACGCCGCGGGTATGAGCTGATCGAACGAATCTACGGCCGGCGGCTCGACCGGAACGAGGGATAAAATGGGTGTCACGGCTGCCGTTGTCTCTGTCGTCGCCGCTAGCGGCACGTACGCCAAGGGGAAGCGCGATGAGCGTAAGGCTGAGAAAAGGCAAAAGAAGGAGGTCGCAGCCCTTGAGGAGCAGGCGGCCGAGGTTCGGGCGGACAATCAAGCTGAGACGGACCGGTCGAAGCTATTGAGGCGCAATCGGCAATCGCGCATCTCTCGCGCATCCTTCGGACGGAACGACACGATTCTAACCGGCGCACTCGGCGTCACCAATGAGCCGACCACACAGCGCAAGACGCTGCTGGGGTCCTAATGCCATCCTCACACATGGAGCACGGACCGCTGAAGGAGGCGATGATCACGCTCGCCGCGATGCGGAGCGATCGCAGCTCGTGGGACGCGGAATGGCGGGACCTCGGCGATTTGGTGATGCCACGCAGCCACCGCTTCAACGCCTCAGAGACCAACCGTGGAGGGAAGCGAAGCACCAAGATCGTCGACGGCACAGCCACGTTCTCGCTGCGGACGCTCTCGGCCGGCATGATGTCAGGGGTCACGTCTCCGGCGCGGCCATGGTTTGAGCTCACGCTGCCCGACAAGGAACTGGCTAAGCATCCTCCGGTGAAGTCCTGGCTGTGGGAGGTCACCAAGACGCTGCGGTCGACCTTGCTCGGCTCCAACGTCTACCGTGCGCTTCCCTCGCTGTATTCGCAGATCGGCCTTTACGGCACGGCGGCGATGACCGCGCTTGAGGATGACGATAAGGGCGTTCGGTTCTACAATCACCCAATCGGCAGCTTCTTGCTCGCGCAAAACGATCGGCTCATGGTCGACACCTTCGCTCGCGAATTCATGATGACGGCTCGCCAGCTGCTGAAGCGCTTCGGCCCGGATAACGTCTCCCGGAACGTGCATCAGCTAATGGAGTCCAACAACGGCGAGGAGCGGCTGCCGGTTATTCATATGATTCGGCCGAATCCCGACGCCGATCCGGACAAGCTGCACGCCAAGCACAAGGCTTTCACCAGCCGCTACTTTGAGGCTGACCGCACAGACGGCGGATTTTTGAGTGAGGGCGGCTTTGACGAGTTCCCGACGATGGCCCCCCGGTGGGACACCACTGGCGAGGACATTTACGGCAGCGATTGCCCCGGAATGGTGGCCCTGCCCGACATCCAGCAGCTGCAATTTCAGCAGAAGCGCAAGGCGAAGGGCATCGATAAGCAGATTGATCCGCCGATGACTGGTCCGACCTCGATGCGCAACAGCCGGGCAACTATCCGGTCTGGGGACATCACCTATATCGACACCCGCGAGGGCCAGCAGGGCTTTCGGGCGGCGCATGAGGTCCGCTTCCAACTCGAAGGCGTCCTGAATGACATCTACGAACTGAAGCAGTCCGTCCGGCGCTCGTATTACGAAGACCTGTTCCTCATGATGGCGACGGACCCGCGGACCCAGCCGCCGACCGCGCGCGAGGTGGCCGAGCGGCATGAGGAAAAGCTACTCGCCTTGGGGCCGGTGCTTGAGCGCCTGAATGACGAACTGCTAGACCCGCTGATCGACCGCGTCTTTGCCATCGCACTGCGCCGCGGCATGTTGCCCCCGCCCCCGCCTGAGCTGGAGGGCGCTGAGCTGGCTGTAGAGTACGTTTCGATCATGGCCCAGGCGCAGAAGCTGGTTGGCGTGTCCAGCGTTGACCGGTTGTTGAACGTGGCCGGCGGCATCGCTCAGTTCTCGCCAGACGTGGTCGACAAGATCAACTCCGACCGCGCTATCGACATCTATGCGGAGATGCTTGGCACTCCTCCAGACCTCATTCGTTCGGAGGAGGAGGCTGCGGAGATCCGCCAGCAGCGCGCGGAGCAACAGCAACAGCAGCAGCAGGCCGAGCAGGCCCAGATGAACGCCAATACGGCCGAGACTCTGAGCAAAACCGACATGCAGAACGAATCAGCCTTAAAGCGCCTTCTCGCAGCGCGCGGCGTACCCGGAGCATAACAGGAAAACAATGGCAACCATCGCAGCAGACATCAATACCACCCGCCTCAACTCTGACCCGCAGTTTACCGGAGTCGTCACCGTCCAGTGGCCCAATCTGGCCAACCTAGATGGCGGCTCCGCGGTCCAGCTGCCACGCTTCGCTGACAGGACGGTCCAGGTATCCGGGACCTTCGGCGTCGGCGGCACCGCGGTCATCGAGGGCAGCATCGACGGGGTCAACTACGTAACGCTGACCGACCCCCAGGGCAACGCGCTCACCTTCACCGCGGACAGCATTGAATCGATCGCCGAGGCGGTCCTCTTTCTCCGCCCCCGCGTCACCGCTGGCGATGGCACCACCAGCCTCACCTTTGATTTGCTGGCCCGGGAGGGCGCACGATGAGCGACGACATGACTTTCCGGCAGGCGCAGGACGCGCTGCGTACGGTCATCACCCAGCAGCGTTCATTGGCCAAACTTGAGTTGATCCTTTCGAAGGCGGCACAGGCGGAGCAGCTACAGGCCGAGACCGACCGCAGGCTTGAGGAGTTCCGGGCTGACGCCGACTGGCAGCAGGCCCAGATGGAGAAACTCAAGGACTCCCAGGTCCAGCTGCGCAGTCAGATGCAGGTGCTGGTCGCGAAGTCGGAAGACGAGGCGAAGGACTGCATCGCGAATGCCAAGGCGGAAGCGCAGCGCATCGTGGCCGACGCCGCCCTGCGTGCGCAGGAGTTGCAGACCATTGCCGAGCAGGCAGAGAAGCGCGCGGCCACCGCGAACGCCGGCGCCGAAGAGGCAGATGCTGACGTGATCGCGGCGCACGAGCGGCTGACGGAGATCGAGGAACGCATCGAGAAGGCGAAGGCACAGGCGCGCGCCCTGTTCGACGGCTGACCCGATGACGTTTACGCTCTCGGGATCAACGGTTACTCAGACCCTCACGGACACGAGCCTTGCGGGGCTGGCGGCAATTACCGGCGTTACCACCGTGGCCTTAGCGGGGTATACCTGCTATGACATCGGGACGTTGAGGCTGGTGATTGACGGCACGCTGACGCTTGACCCCGAGATTGAGTCACTCCTACAGGCTGACGGCAGCCTTCTCCCTGCCGTGCAGGTTGGCACCACCGGCACGCTCAACGTCGGGACGCAAACCCGACTCAATGGCGCCTATCGGTACTCCAGTGGCCTTGCAATGCTTCTGGAGTGCGAC